CAGGCCCTGAGATGAAAGATGGAAAGCCTACTCGACTTTTACTTTCTCTTAGAGCTTGGGGTGCAACATCCAAAAAAGACGCTAAAGCCAAGGCTAAAGCGATCTCTAAGAGGAATATGAAGTGAAACCACTGTCTGTTGCAGCGAATCTTACGGCAAACACACTGACATCAGTGTTTACTTGTCCGATTGGCTATTACGCTAAGATTGTGCTAATTCGTGCTGTTAACAAAACAGGCAGTAACAAGTACATTTCGCTAGATTGGACAGACACATCTGCATCAACTACTTACTCTATTAGTTATCAGCAACAGGTTTCATCGTTGACGACAAATTTTGATTTTGGTGATTCTTACTTGGTGCTTGAAGAGGGTGATATTTTAAAGGCTACAAGCGAGGCATCTTCAACATTTACAATAATTGCAACAATTGAACTTGAAGGGTTGACAAGAGTATGACTTTCTTAGAACTTGTAAATGATGTGCTGATCCGTTTGCGTGAGCCAACGGTGACAACTGTTACCCTCAATTCTTATTCAACTTTAATTGGTCGGTTTGTTAACGATGCCAAACGTCAAATTGAAGATGCGTTTAGTTGGAACGTCTTAGGTCAGACTGTAACTATTTCTACTGTGGCGGCAACTTATGTTTACTCACTCACGGGTGCAGGACAGAAGTTTCAAGTGCAAGATGTAATTAACGTCACCTCTAATGTTGGTATGCAGAACATCTCATTTGTAGAGATGAATAGGTATCAAAACCTTGTTCCAACCACAAACGGTATTCCTCAATACTACGCATTTGATGGCGTAGACGCTAGTGGTGACACCAAAGTAGTTCTTTACCCAAGACCTGATGGTGTTTTTAGTATTCCTTTTTCTCTAACAGTGCCTCAAGCAACATTGTCTGCTGATGCAACTTCAGTTTTAGTTCCTGATTTTTTAGTAGTACAAAACGCTTATGCAAGAGCATTAGTAGAGCGTGGTGAGGATGGTGGATTAAATTCTTCCGAGGCATATCAACTGTATCGGGGAATGTTGGCTGACCAGATTGCTTTGGAAGGCACACGTTACCCTGAAAATCAGGAATTTATTGCGATATGAGCAAAGAGCTTACTGTCAACAGCGTATCTGCACCAGGCTTTCTGGGGCTGAACACACAAGACCCGTCTTTAGAAATATCGAACGGGTTTGCTGGCATTGCTTTGAACTGTGTAATTGATAAGTTTGGTCGAGTAGGTGCAAGGCAAGGCTACCAAAACGTCAATACATCTAGTGGCACTTTAGGCTCAAATGATGTCACAGTTATCCATGAATTGATTGAAGCAGATGGAACGCTTACTGTATTGTTTTTTGGCAATGGCAAGCTGTTCAAACTTGGTTTGGCAACGGCGGGTGCGGTAGCTGAATACAACATTGCTGAATACGGTTCTAATGGCTCACCTCTTGCCGAATACACATCTGGCGTTGCGGGGTTAGGTACTGTTCTTGAACTGACTTATGGTGGTGGCGGGACTGCGCCAACCTTTAATGCAGGGAACTGGCAAGCCGCAAGTCTTAATGGTATCGTGTATTTTTTCCAAAAAGATAACGATCCAATCATTTACGACCCTGCGGTATCTACTTCAACTTATCGTAGGGTCACTGAAAAATCAGGTTATGTTGGCACAGTGCCAAATGCAAACGTAGCTATCTCCGCTTATGGACGCATCTGGGCAGCCAATACAATTACCAATAACACAACAGTGTCGTTTAGTGATTTGTTGTCAGGCCATATTTGGTCTACTGGTACAGCGGGTTCTCTTGATGTTTCCCGAGTCTGGTCTAACGGTGCAGATGAGATCACGGGTTTAGCCGCCCACAATGGGTTTTTGTTTATCTTTGGTAGACGACAAATATTGGTCTATGCAAACGCTACGACACCCTCAACAATGACCCTTGCCGACACGATCTCAAGTGTTGGTTGTATAGCCCGTGATACGATTCAGAACACAGGCAAAGACGTTGTTTTCCTAAGTGGTAGTGGTTTGCGTTCTGTTTTGCGAACAGTACAAGAGAAATCTGCGCCATTGGGTGACTTGTCAAAGAACATTAGAAATGATTTTTTAGCCACAATTGCAAGTGAATCAGACACTCAGTTGAGATCAGTCTATTCAGAACAGAATGGTTTTTACTTGTTGGCTTGCCCATCCTCGAAAAAAGTGTTCTGCTTTGACACGAAAACAACTCTGGAAGATGGCTCTTACCGTGTAACAACATGGGACAGCATCGAGCCAAAAAGTTTTTGCGCTAGACGTAATGGTGATTTGCTTATTGGAAAAACTGGTTTTGTTACTAAATACACTGGTTATCAAGATAACGCTTCAGCCTATCGCATGGAGTACTACACGAATAATGCTGACTTGGGTAAAGACGGTCTAACCTCAATTATTAAGAAGGTTAAGGTGCTTGTCGTAGGCGGTAGCAATCAAGCAGTATCTATATTCTGGGGCTATGATTTTTCGTCTAGCTATCAATCGCAAACTGTTTCTATTCCGACTCAAGCGGTGTCTGAGTACGGCATTGGCGAATACAACATTGCTGAGTATGCAGCGGGCATTAGCTTAGAAGAATTAACTGCATACGGCAACGGAACAGGTAAAATCGTTCAAACGGGTTTTGAGGTCGATATCAACGGGTTTCCAATTTCGTTTCAAAAGATTGAAATCCAAACCAAAACAGGCAAACTTGCATAAGGAGCAACCATGTCAAACTATACAAAAACAGTCAACTTTGCGGCTAAAGACGCACTAACCACTGGCGATGCTAACAAGGTCGTCAAGGGTACGGAGATTGACACCGAATTTAATAATATTGCAACTGCTATTGCAACCAAGATTGACTCAAGTAGTGGCGGTACTGTTACATCTGTTGCTCTTTCTGGGGGTACAACAGGATTGACTGTTAGTGGTAGTCCAATTACTACATCAGGAACAATTACATTAGCGGGTACATTGGCTGTTGCTAATGGTGGCACAGGCTCTGCTTCTGGTGCTCCCGCATCTATTGTTACGGCAGGTACGTTTAGCACTGGCGACTATGCTTTTGCAAGCACAAGTAGATTGCAACTTGGCCCTATCTCTCCAAGTGCTAGTCATCGGTTTACAACTACTGCTGTCACCGCCCATCCCGCAGCGACTATAAATCTAGGTTCAGACGCTTCCTCTACAGGAATGGTTATTACGGATCAAGTTTCTGGTTCATCATCAAGAGTTCTTATTAGTTTTGCAAAAGGTACATTCCCTGGTACTCAATATGCTACTGTTTCAACAGACGGAACAACAATAACTTACGGTACAAGTTCTGATTACCGCTTAAAAACCAACGTAACGCCCTTAACTGATTCAACAGCTAAAGTAAAGGCACTCAAGCCTTGCTCTTACAACTGGGTTTCAGCACCTACGTTGCAAGGTGAGGGTTTCTTAGCGCATGAGTTGGCTTCGGTTGTTCCGCAAGCAGTTGTTGGCGAAAAAGATGCTTTGTACCCTGATGGCTCTATGAAAGTGCAACAGGTTGACTTGTCCTATGTAGTGCCTTTGTTAACTGCTGCTTTACAAGAAGCACTTGCCCGTATTGAGGCTCTTGAGGCCGCATGATTTCACATCACTTCAGCGATGGTTTGTACGCTAAAGAAGCGCAGTTTAGTGCGGGTACAGCCATCTTGAAACACACGCATGAGTTCAGCCATTTGTCTATTTTGGCAAAAGGCAAGGTTGCGGTGATGATGGGTGAAGAGATAGAAGTTATTGAAGCCCCAGCGTGTATTGAGATTAAAGCGGGAATGACGCATGGGGTTAAAGCGATTACGGATTGTGTTTGGTTTTGTATTCACGCCACTGACGAGAAAGACCCGTCAAAAGTGGACGACATTTTGATTGGAGTTTGATATGCCATTTATTATTGCTGGTGGTGCTTTGTTGGGGGGAATGCTACAAGGTAGTTCCAATAGAAGTGCGGCTAGGACACAAGCGGCTGGACAACAAGAGGCAGCAAGACTTGCGGCTGAAGAGGCGCGTTTTCGGCCAGTAGGCATCACAACCCGCTTTGGCCAGTCGCAGTTTCAGACTGATCCTGATGGTCGTGTAACAGGGGCAGGATACACGTTAGACCCAGCATTTCGTGCTTATCAAGACCGATTCTTGGGTTTGACGGGTGGTGGGTTAACTCAAGCTGAAGCAGCACAACAGCAGTTTGCTCCATTAGGAACTGCGGCTCAAGGTCTGTTTAGCCTCGGTCAACAATACCTTGCTCAGTCTCCTGAACAGGCGGCACAGCAATACATGGCTAGGCAACAAGATTTGTTAGCTCCTAGCCGTGAACGTCAGATGGCACAGTTGCAAACCAATTTGTTTAATACTGGTCGTGGTGGTTTAGCTGTTGGCGGTACTGGTGCTAGACCAAGTGGTGCGGCTGGTCTTGGTGCGGCTAGTCCTGAGATGGAAGCGTATTACAACGCCTTGGCTCAACAAGATGCTCAATTGGCAGCAGGGGCGCAACAAGCAGGTATGGAACAGGCAAGGTTTGGTGCTGGTTTGTTTGCTACTGGTGGCAATTTATTGACTCAAGGTTATGGCGGTCA